AATATAACGAGTTACATCTTCAGGAAAAATAAACTCACCCTCACTTACATTAGCAGGTATGTCATCACGTACACCTTTCTTAGTGCCGCCTACGGGTACACGATTGCCTGACTTCTCATCAAACTCCCCACCCTCATCGTTTAAACCGCCTAGTGCAAATGCTTGTTGAGTTTGTTTATCCATTAGACCCATTTTGTAGTACCTCTTCCCTGAGTAAAAGTAATCTGCGTAACGTGTGTATAGAACCTTGCGCTCTAAAAACTACGGCTGTATCATCTGTTTGTTCCATAGTTCTGTGTTGGTTTTTAATTAAGTCTTCAATATATTTATTGAATTGGTCCCACTCCTGCGGGTTGACCACCAGCGGCTTGAGGCTGTTGAGCAGGTTGTTGTGGTTGTTCATTTCCAGTAAATCCTTGTTGTCCCGGTGCTGGTACTCCACCCGTACCTATGGTTGCTCCACCAGCCCCTGATGGGTCTACAGGTGGTTGACCTGCTTGCTGTGGTGCAGGTGGTTGTTCCTGTTGAAAGCCCTTCATTATCTCTGCCTGTATAGCAGCTTCATCCATGTTGTTAGTTACTTTGTCTGGATCAAGTTCAAGAGACTTTGCAATCTCCCTAATAATATATTGGAACTTAGTAAATGGTGCTAGTGATGGTTGTGCAGCAATCTGCATGAATTGTGTAAGACGCTGGCTACGTACTTCGTTAGCCATAAGACTTTCAGTACCACGTGCTTTAACCTCTAAGTCACCTTTAATTTCAGGATCAAAGTCAAACTGCATATTAAAGCGAAAGAGTCCCTCCCCTAAAGGCCGCAACAAATAGTCATCAATGTTCTTGACAACAGATTTAATGCTACCTTGTGCCGCACCCATAAGCATACTGATACCTGAAGCCGTGCGCCCTACACCCTGAACACCTGTCTGCCCATGTGCAAAGCTAGGAAAGCCAGTGCTTTCATCTGCTAGTACACGTGCCTTATCAAACAGTTGTAAGTTTTCTCCTGCAACATTAGGAAACTTAGTACCAAAGATTGCCTGTCCCGGTGCGCCACCCTGACGCCTAAATACTTTGCCGGGATACAAAGATAAGTCTTGACCGGGAACTAAGTTTGTTTCATCAATCTCAATAAGTAAGTTACCAGACAGTACAGCATTATCTACAGCCATACGCATAAACCCATTCATTAGGGTCTGTGTGTCATCCATGTTCTCAGCAATACCTACACCAAAGAAGCTATAGGGATTAAGTTCATACGGGGCAGCATGATAAGGAATACGTGCAGGTTTAAATGGATTAATTACCATACGCAGTAGTTTACCATTACAAATCCAAACGTTAGCCTGTAGTTCATCTACATCACTAAGCTCAGAGGGAATGTCTACACCCTGTTCTTCTAGCATATCAACGTCTACAACACCCCAGTATTCAATCACTTCATAACGTTCTACACCGTACTCAGGTGCATAGTCAGAAAGATCGTCTTCCCATGATTCTTTATTGTAGTTCTCACCTAGTTCAATAGCATCATCAATTACTGAACTACGAAAGAATGGACGCCGTTTAAGCTGACGCATCTGTGAACGTGACATCTTATGACGCTCAATAACATACTGTGCTTCATCCATGTTGTTTGCATCGGGGTCTGGATAAAAGTTCCACACAGATACGTGAGATACTTGTGGTACTGTTTTAATTGTAGGATCGTAGTTGCCTTCGTCATCCCAGTTAGGATACTCTTTGTCTATAGCAAACGGGCCTTTCATTACCCCTGTACCAAACAGGGCCATCTCAAATGCAGTATTACGTAGGTGCTTACTTGCGTTTGATTCTTCTAGTTGATCTTGTATTTTCTTCTGCATCTTCTTTGCAGCAATCATTGCAGGACTAAAGGTAATAGCAGTAGGGGTCATACCTATGCCCTTCTTTAATCCATCAATGTCTTTTAGTTTATCTGTAAGTGGGCCTAGCATTTCACCAAGTGTCTTAGATGTAGCACCTGCAGCTAGTTCTTTACCGTCACCCTTAAATCCATACGGACTTACTGGATCATCTACTTCTGATTCTTTAATCTGATCTGGTTCTTTAGGATCAAAGTGTACATCTGCAACTACACCCTCTGGTAATTCAGTAGGATCAACAGTAAGAGGAAACTTATTATTAGCAAACATAATAGACTCAAGCTGCTGGTATGCAGCGAGTGTTTTTGTTTTAGTTACTTTAATAAATACCCTTGACTTTTCAGCTTCAGTAAACTGCACCTCTGGTCCATAGATACCACGATAGTTTCTGTATGCATCTAACCAACGATCTTCATCCTGTTGCCGATAGTCTTCTGCACGTTTGTATCGTCCCATGATGTAAGGAATAATGTTGTTAGTTTTATAATCATCTACAGACGATTGCTCTGTGTCTTCTAACGCAATAGACTCGTCTTCAATGAATGTGTTATCTTCTTCCATTTAGGTTTCCTTAATATCCAAATTTAGAATCTGCTACAGGCATACTGTTTGCAGGAGTGCCACGACTATCAAAGTCCCAGATACTAAACCGTGGCCTTGACATTATACCATACCGCAATGCATCATACAAGTGATCTTCAGCATGGGTATCAACATCTTCTGGATTCTTTTTATCCAATGGTATAGCAGGTAGCTGTGTAATTGTTTCAGTGCAGTTGTTAAAGAATACTAACCGTGATTCTTCTGTAAATTCATCTACCTGCAGACGCCTGTGTATTTCATTCTTACCAGCTACACGTGAGCCTTTGCTTCTATCTGATGGACGCCAACGACACCCTCTCATAATCATTTGTTCTGCTAGACTAGGGCCAGTGTCACCACGTTTATGCCACAAGGAAGAGTCAAGTACTCCGTATCGCATGTTACCATCACCAGCTTCTAACTCAAGTACCATGTCAGCTAAGTCTACAGCTAGTACTTTAGATACATATAGTTCTCTGTATACTACCAACTGCTCATTAGGACTAACCGCAAACCATAGTACTCCTGTGTAACTTCCGTAACCGTAATCACAAGCTCTAAACTTAACCCAGTTATTAGGAATTTCAAAAGGCTCAATGACATGTGTGTGTCGGTTAAACTCAGTAAAGGCTGCGCCTTCTTTAATATCCCAATCACCATCTAGTAATTGTCTACGTTGTTGTTCTGGCAACGATAGAAGCATTGCCTCATAGTCACCCTGTAGTGATAGGTATGGATTGTCTCTTAGTCTTGCAGGTATAAACCTACGTTTAAATAATGCTTTACCTGCTTTAGCGTGTCCTGCAGGGTACTTTAATTGCTCACCTGTATCAATGTCTGTAGCTACAAATGATTTACCTGCAGGTGCAGGATCAATAAACATCTTCTTTACCCAGTGATGTCCTCTGCCGCCGGGGTTTGTAGTGGCTCTCATACAAAGAGGGAGTTCAACGTCTGCTGATCTCAAACGACTTCTCATATAATTCCAAGCAAAAGGTGTAGCCCATTGGGTAAGTTCGTCGAAACCAATCCAACTAAATGCCAATCCTTGATACTTAGTAACATCCTGATCCTTATCTAAATAACTCATCCAAAGTGTAGCACCTGATGGTGCAGTCCACTGCATCTTACGTTCCGACCATTTAATTCCCGGCCAAATCTTAGGATACATTTCCTGTGATTTACTAATAAGTTCTCTTAGTTCTTCTGTTGTGTGACGCAGTAGTAGGCCACTAAAGCTGGGATTACCCATATACCGCAAAGGATCAGCAAGCATAGCGTAAGACTTACCCCCACCAGCACTTCCTCCATACAAGACTTCCCGTTCTCCTGCTGCAAGGAAGTTTGTCTGTGGCCCTTCATTTGGTTTGAAGATAACATTATGTTCTTCTTCTACTTGTGAAATAAACTGTTGCTCAATTATATTAGACTGAGGCAGTTGTTTCTTCGGCTTTACTTTCGCAGTCGAGCCTTTTCGTTTCGATGGTTTCCGCTTTGGCGATTGCCGCTTCCGCATATTCTGCCCATCGGCGTAGGCTTGTAGCTTGTTGTTTTCTGCTTCGCTCATGTTTGACCCGTTTCATTAACCCTACGTGTGATATACTTCTACCCGTATGTGCGCTTAACCAATTAGCAACTTCTCTGTATGAGTATTGCTTTAAGTACTTCTTTGCTTGCTGTAGCTTGTTAAGCTCGTCAGGTATAGGTTTTAGTATGCCACTATCGTCGGGGTCAACTTCGTAGCCGAAAGGTATTGTACGTGCTATTCTAGGAATATCCACCCACTCTTTATTTATTTGTACGTCTGTAGGTTGAGGTAACTTCCACTTACCAAGTGGCTTAGTCATTACACATGCATTCGTTTACAGACTCTCCACATTCACACATCTCTTTATTCTTAGCTGGCATCAACATGACACCACCCTTAGCTTCTACTTGGAGCTTCTCTGTTTTAACCAATCCAGTACGATCCAGTAGTTCCTTTGCAGCAGCAACTTTATCTTTAAGGCCAAGCTCAGTGGGATCATATAGACCCCCCACAATAGCCATAGCAGCTTTCGGTGCGTTCCTCGCCATATAGCTTTGAGTTGCATCTAAGATTTCTTCCTTCATACTATTAACAACTTCAGTTGTACTGTAGCTGTCAGCATATCCTGCCATGCGTTTAGCAGTAAGAACATCACCACCCGCTGCATCCATTAGAACATTAAGAAATGTCTGTTGTTTTTCTGTTAGGTTACGTGCCATTAATAAAACATTCCTCCCTTACGGTAATCCTTTGCATCTGTTTTAATAAGACCACCTTTATTTTTATTGTCTTCTTTAATTTTTTTACGCTTCTTTACCATTTGTTTTTCATAATTATCTGCTGTTGCTTTAGTAACTCTTGAATCTGATGTCTGAGAAAAAGCCGTCATCTCGGCAGCACCTGCCAAATATATAGCTTCTCGTATACTCATGTCATATTTTTCTTTAAATTCTTTACGAGTCATCTCATCATTGTGTACTTTGTCAATGTCTTTGTCAAGTTTTTTTGTTACCGTCCGTGCAGCCGTAGTGCCAGTTTTAGGATTAGTGTATTGCTGTGCGCCAGCCGCAGTCGTTTTTGTTTTAAGTTTAGCCATTGTAATATTTCCTTACATCATTTCAAAGTGAGGTGCATCAATAAAAGGTCTGCGCCCTTGTGACCTACGTAAATCTACATAACTATTCATTGCATCTTCCATAGTACCATCCCACTCAGCAATGTTACCTACAGACCAAGCTGCCCCCCACTTA